GCGGCGGCAAATTGGCGCACCAAGCCTTGGGTGGGCTTGGCAAAGATTTGTTTGGCGCGTTGCCACATGGATGGTTTTTGTGTCATGCGAAAAGCGCCTCTTGGTTTTCTGGTGTTGGCTTTTCGGGCGCAAAAAGCTGGCCTTGCGCAACGGCTTGCTCAATGCGCTTGCAGGCGATGTCAAAGTATTTGGGTTCACGCTCAATGCCGATGAACTTGCGGCCAAGCTGGATGGCTGCCACGCCTGTTGTGCCAGAGCCCATGAATGGGTCTAGGATGGTTTGTGGACTTCCAACCTGCTCAATGCACCAGCGCATTACGGCAAGTGGTTTTTGGGTTGGATGCTGCTTGCCATCCTTTAAAGCCAAGGCACGCGGAAAATTTATTCGGCGGCACGCTTTGTTTTGACTAGACCATGCAAGCTCAAAATCAGCCAGAGAGAATTCGCTCTGGCACTTATCCCAAGAAAACCATTGCTGAGATGGAGGAAGGTAGTCAGTGAAGTAATTTCCTCCCCAGATAACCTGCAAAGCAGAGCAAGAACGAATCAAATCAAAGATTGCACGACCTGGACGCTCTTTGTCCCAGCCATCACACCCGTAATCAACCCATCCGTCTTTTGCGCTGTTGCGAGTACGCGCCGCATTTATCCCATAAGGCGGGTCGGTAATCACCGCATCCACCTTTGGCAGCGTAGGCAGCACATCCATGCAGTCGCCCAAGTAAAGGGTGGCATCACCAATTTGCACGGGGTTCATGAGCCAAACCTCACGTAAGTTCTGTTTTTGAGGCCCAAGCCGTTGGCCATGTTGGTGGCAGCGTCTTCGTTGCGTACTTCAGCGCGGAATTTGTCGCGCAGTGCCAGCAACTCTCCCACGCTGTAGTGCTTGAGGCGGCGACCCGCGATTTCGTACTCAAGCACGCCGCTGGTGGCTGTGCCTAAGATGCGGCTTTCAATGGCTTCGAGGATTTTTCGGGCTTGGCTGCGGTTGTCGAGCGTGGCCGCGCCAAAGCTGGGCTGCACGGTCATGCGGCCAGAGGCTACGGTGTAGGCATCGGTGTCTTTGGTGACTTGGGCGCGGTAGTCGTAGTCGCCAGCCGCCCAAGCGGTGGTGACGGATGGGGCTACGTTGACAAGGTATTGGTCGCCGTCAGGTGTGGCAACGATAGAAATTTTGGACGCCGCGCTGATGAGCGTGTACGTCAACACCCAGCCCTCCGTGGCCGGATAGTCGGCCAAGGTCTTGAGCCACTTGGCTGTGTCGCCAGCGATGAGGATGGTGGGTTCGGTGGTGGGTGTTTGGGCTGTCACGTTGCGGCAGTTCGATGGGTTGCATCGAACTATCCGCTTTCACCTCGGAAATGTTCAGCGAGGATTTCAGTTTTTTACTTTGTCTCTAGCTTGTAGAGTACAAATATTGCAACCATTGCAGCCGCAAACCCCTCAATGCCAGTCCCGAGCACGTAGCCAAGAGCGGCAATCGTGATGGGTATGGATATGATTTTTAGTGTTTTCATTTCATTCAAACTTGAATTGCAAGCCTTACAACGGCCATTCGCTCTCCCCAAGCATTTGCTTGGTCTGTATTTTTGCAATAGACACGCGAATACATCTTTTGGCCATTGCCCACCTCGCACACTGCAAGCCATGTATTCAATGGCGTTTTTATGTTCTGAGTCTCTGCATTGATCTTAGTTTTCAAAAACTCAAAATCATCTTTATTTTCAATTGGGTTGAATCCTTCAGATTGAATTTCGTGATGCTGTAAAACAGCCTTGACAAAATCTGCATCTGAAACAAAATTATTTTCCATTTTTTACCTCTTGTTTTTTAAATTTATCTGACGAATCCAGCGCTCTCTGAGCTGATGTCGTTTACTTATTTTGGGCTGAGCACTTGAGGGATTTATTTATCAAACACCACAGCTGATACACCTTTAAGAATGTGGCTGCTGATTTGTGCGTCGATGTGATTTTTCAAATTAAAGCCAGTTTCTGAGGCGTTTTTGATAGCTGCATCGGCATCGCCACAAACAGTTTCAAGAACTCGATTGTGAACAATTGATTGGAATTCATCAGACATATCAAAACCAATTTCTGTCACACGCTTGAGCGTTCCATTTTTTTCAGCTCTTTCTTGCTCTCTTGCATCTACATCTGGATCAAACATTTTTTTCTCACTTTCCAAAGATTATTTTCAAATCTGACGCAGGCTTGCTCTCTGGCTCTGTAGCAAAAGGCTCCTTTATGGTGACAACTTCAAATGAACCATCCATAGATCGAATAACCGCCTCATTGGCATTTGTTTTTGGCGAAGCCTGTAAGAAGTACGGCTCAAAAACTCCAACTTCATTGAGACGATGACCTAGAGAGGCGAGTTGAATTTCTCTTTCTTGAAGTTTTCCATCTACCAAAATGTTTTTTGTAAATTTCATTGATATTGCCTCTTACTTTCCAAAGATTATCTGACGAATCCGGCGCTCACTCAACTGGTGGCGACGAACCAAAAGCGGGATGCGCTCACCGCGCTGCCAATCGGCCAAGATGCGTTGGTTGCGTTTGCTTTTGTAATCTGCGCCGCCGTTGGGGCTGATGTAAGGGCGGTCGCCTGCCCAATCTTGGTGGGCTTCTTTGCTGACTTGCGCAATGAGCGACGCGCCAAAGTCGGGCTTCATTTCCAGCACGCGGCGCAGCACATCGTCGATGATGTTGCCATCGCGCGGGGTGAATTGCTCGATGTCTGTTTGTGCAGCGTCTGGGATGGCGCGGCGAATGTTTTTGGCTGTCGTAGTTACCATGATGGGCGGCCTTGTCGTGGTCGGTTGGCGGGGCGGTAGGGGTTGATTTTGTTTTGCGCGGCGGGGTTGACAGGCTGCTGCACCATTTTCGTGGCGTCAGGAAAATGGTTGGTAGTTTCCGCTTGCAAAGGCTGTGCGAATAGGTCACCACTTCGGGGCTGCACAGCGTCTTCCAGCTTTTGCCACATGGCGCTGGTGTAGGCGTGCAGGCCCAAGGCGTGGGTGCAGAAAATGGCGTACACGGAACAGTCCAGCACTTCGTTGCGCGCGCGTTTGGTGTTAACCCACTTGTACTCAATGCCACGGCTGGTTTTTTGGGGCACACGGCTTTCGGCCGTAAGTTGCAAATAGAACTCGGCCGGCAGGTCTTTTGAAAAATGCACAAAGCCAGCGCCCGGCTGCGTGACCATCAAGCGGCCATAAATCAAGTCTTTGGCGGTGTCTGTGCCCACGTACCACAGGCGCACGCCGCGCTTGAGCACTTGGCCTCGCCAGTTGACGTCTTGGATGGTGGCTTTGCCTTTGACCATCTTGCTTGGCTGCGGGTCACCGCGCACGGCAAACACGCGCTGGCGTTCGCGCTGGCGGCAGTAGTTGTACGCTTGGTGAGTGAAGTGGCCACCTGTGTCAACGGCCATGGCTTCGATCTTCATGCCCTGCCCGTTGGCATGGCTGAAAACGGTTTCGCGGTAGGCGTCGAGTTTGTCCCACTCGCGTTCGTCGGCGGGGTTGGCCATGATGACGGTGTAGTCGATGGCCCACATTTCCTCGCCTTTGCCAATGGCCCATGTGACCACCTCAAAGCGGTTGTCTTGAACGTCACAGCCGGTGACCAGCACTAGGCCACCGTAGGGCACGGTGAATCGGCGGTAGTCTTCGGCGCGGCGGGCCAGTGCGTTTTCGTCGGCTTTCTCAATGGTTTCTTCCCAGCACTCACCCAAGGTTTCGTTGACGAATCCCTCAAGCGGGCCCGTCTCGCCTGCCTTGGCTTTGGTGCTGGCTTCCAAAAATTCGCGCACGATGTCCGACCACGCACGCTGCGGGCTGTAGGCGGTCCACACATGAAAAGCCACATGGCGCGGTGCGCTGCGTTTGTCGCCCAGCGCGTTGCGCCACACGCCGTCTTGGCCATAGCGGTAGTCGCCACAGGCGCTGACCCATGCCGCGCCCTGCTCCCAAACCTTGAGGTATTCGGCCTGCGTGATGCTGCCACGGCAATGTGGGCACACATGGCGCACGGTGGTGTGGTCTGCGCCGTCCCACTTGAACCCGTGGTCAACCTTGGAGCCACCCCACAGCAACGGGTGCTCTGCCTCGCAATGCGGGCAGGTGATGTGGTAGGCCATGCGTGCGTCTGCGTGGTCTTCGCGGTACTCGACATGGCTCAAGCCTTTGATGCGCGGGGTGCTGCCGGCCACCAGCTTGGGGAAAGGCGCACCCTCAAGGCGACCACGCGCCAAGGTGATGGGGTCGGATGACTTTTCAATTTTCTGGTCAAAGCCATCGGCCTCATCCAACATGGCCACGGCCACGGTGATGCGTCGATACGCACGCGCCGCCTTGCCGCCCAAGATGTGCAGCACAGAGCCCAAGAACGACTTGAGCTTCATGGTGTCTTCTTTGCCACTCAGGATGACGGGCTTGAGAGCGGCCACATCGCGCAGCATGGGGTCTACCTCAGACTTCACAAAGCTGTCGCGGTCATCATCGGTGGGCTGCCACAGCGCCTGCTTGCGGCGGCGGTGCGCGGCGTTGTAGGCAATGAAAGATAGCAACGTTTTGGTGTAGCCCACGCGCTTGGCTTTGCGCACGGTGACTTCCTCGATGTCGTCATTGCTGAACGCATCCATCCACCCGCGCTGGAACGGGTAAGCACGCCAAGCCCCCTGCGTGTGGCTGGCCTCGGCGCTCAAAAAGAAGTTGTCCTCAGCCCAACGGCTGAGCGTCTGCGGTGCAACAGCTTGCAACGGTTGCAAGCCCGATGTGACCGCAGTCAATATCGCGCGGAGGGTTTCGCTGGGGGCTTTGCTCATGCGTTTGATCTTGCTAGGATTGCTGCGGTATTTATCGCGCTTTCAGCGTCCAAAGCTGCGGCAAGATTGCTGATTGTTGACCCCTCTCCAAATTCCATTCGAACCCCGAGTAACTGACTGCGCAGAACTCCAATTTGCGTCAATAGCTGCTCACGCTCTTGTTGCCACGCCTCAAGATCTTTAGCTGCTAACAGTTTGGCAAATGCTTCATGCTTTAGCAATGCAGGGCTTCCATAGCCAACAGTAAACCCAGCCTGTCTAGCCATCTCAATGATTTCATCTTGTGTAAAGCTCATAAGTCCACCCCTTGAATTTCATCATCACCATCGTCACTCATGCCAATCCGTGATGACACCAGCTCAGCCGTAGACCTCACCCACTCATTCCGCGCATTGGCCAGCAGTCCCATCACTTGGTCACGCGCAGCCTCTGGCAAATCAGGGCATGTTTTTTTCAACGCGCCCGGCAACTGCTCGAACCGCTCCACCACCGACATGCTGGCCGTGGCCAACACCTCAGACAACAAAGCGATCGGCGCAAACTCACCACGCGCCACAGCGTTCTTGAGCTCGATGCCATGGCGCTGCTCACGCGCAAGCGCTGCACGCTCTTGCACCAGGTCAAGCCCGCCCACTTCCATCGACTGACGCCCAGCCGCCACCTCGCGCAGCCATTCGCAATACTGGCGAAGCTGCACAGACAAAGTAAGTCCGCGCTCCACGATGCCATCGCTCATGATCTGGCTCACCCTTCCCTCGCTGACACCGATCAGCTCAGCAAGTTCAGCCTGCGAACCTTGTCGCTCCAATGACTCAGCAGCCCTCACTTAACCCCCTTAGCAACACCATGCAACAGTCCGACACGGCGGTTCGAATTACC